AATATGTTAAATGTATGAGGGACACACCATATGCTCTTCGTACATACCTACAAACATATGATAATACAGTATCAAAATATGTTCCATTAGAGTTATTTCCAGATCAAGTTTCACTACTTAAAGATTATGAGGATTACGAAGAAAATATTGCATTAAAATATAGACAGGCTGGTGTATCAACTGTAACGGCAGCTTGGGTTTCAAAAAGATTAGTTTTCGCAAAAAAAGAACGTCCCGAAAAAATTCTAATTATTGCTAACAAACTTGATACATCAATGGAGATGGCAAACAAGATTAGAGCATTTGTTGAGCAATGGCCTAAATGGGTTGGTGCGGGGTTTTCTGCCGATAAAAACTCACAAAAACATTATAAATTAACAAATGGTTCAGAAGTGAAAGCGGTAGCAACATCAAAAGATGCATTACGTGGATTTACCCCCACAATACTTGTGTTTGATGAGGCGGCATTTATTGAAGCGGACAGTGACTTTTGGGCTGCTTGTATGGCATCACTATCTACGGGTGGTAAAGTAATCGTTGTATCAACACCAAACGGGTATGATCCAATTTATTACGAGATATATAACCAAGCAACAAAGGGAATGAATAATTTTAGAATTTCTGAAATGTTTTGGTATAGAGATCCAAGATACGCAAAAGATTTATATTTAGTTCCAACGGACGATTTGATTGATTATTTGTTAAATAAAGACGAAAAGGATACATCAAAAAATATTTCGTTCGCACATATTGATCCATTCCAAAGAGATTATAAAGAATTAAGTGATTTATTTTCAAAAGGTTATAAACCTTGTTCTACTTGGTATGAGAAAATGGTTAAAAAACTCAAGTATGATAAAAGAAAAATAAATCAGGAGTTAAATTGTGAATTTTTAGGTTCGGGAGATAACGTATTTGATGGTAAACAACTTGATTATATTAAACAAAATACGTTAGAGGATGCACCAAATAAAATGATGGGTAATTCATTGTGGTTATGGAAAGAACCGATTGAGGGACACAAATATATTATGGGTGTTGACGTATCTCGTGGGGACAGTGAAGATTTCTCAACAATACAAATAGTTGATTTTGATGAAAGAGAACAAGTTTTTGAGTATGTTGGTAAGATACCACCAGACTCATTAGCAGAAATTGCGTATAAATGGGGATTGATGTATAACGCATTTTGTGTTGTGGATATTACTGGTGGTATGGGTATTACTACAGTTAGAAAAATGCAAGAATTGGGTTATAAGAATTTATACATTGATGGTGTGGACTCAACAAATATTTGGAGTTATAACCCAAAGGCTCAAGATAAGATACCAGGAATAAACTTTAATAATAAAAGAGTTCAGATAATTGCCGCCTTTGAGGAATATGTAAGACACAAGTTCAAAATCAAAAGCGTTCGTTTGTATAATGAAATGAATACTTTCATATATGTTAATGGTAGACCAGACCACCAAAAAGGACAACACGATGATTTAATTATGTCAATAGCAATGGCAATTTATGTCGGGGAATCGTCGTTTCAAAAACTTGAAAGAGTTGTTGAGAAAACAAAGGTTATGATTGAGTCGTGGACAGTAAGTAACAATGATTCTGTTGGTAAACAAGTTCATTTTGATCCTGTATTACCTAATACACATATGCTTTCTGAAAGACAGAAAATGAATTCAGGTCCATCAAAAGATGATTACATAAAATACGGATGGTTATTCGGAGGAATGAAACGATAATATAATATGGGACTTGAGAGAAGACCGACATCGGGTAGGATATTTAATGGATCTAGATTGATTGTTCCTGGATTACCAGTCTCATCGTCAAAAATTTTTCAAAATAATTTTGGTTCAAAAAAAGGTTCTGATCAATCTTTAATTAGAGAATACAATACAAATGTTACACCAACTCCCACAAATACCCCTACACCAACACCAACACCAAGTGTTACACCTACTAATACGCCAAGCCCAACACCAACACCAACCCAAAACATAAATGACGCAATTTTAATAACTAACGATGTTTACATTAAAGTAGGACGGGATTCTTATTTAAGATATGAAGAATAACAAATTAAAAAATTTGTGAATATTTATATTTGACAATTATAAATTAATTTTTCTATATGGAACAAAATACAAATCAATTAACCGTATGGCAAAGGTTATCAAAAGCCTTTGGGCCAAATTCATTATTGGGACAAGATGTTCCTACATATAAATTTGATAAAAAAGAACTATTACGTACAAGAGATAGAAATGAATTTGAGAAGGAAAAACTACAGGCTCAACAATCTTTATTCTTGGCAAATCAATGGACAAAGATAGAAAACAATTTATATACTCAAGCAATATATTATGAACCAACTAGGTTAGCTGCATTTTATGATTATGAATCAATGGAGTTCACACCTGAAATCTCAACAGCACTTGACATTTATGCAGAAGAATCTACAACACCTAACGAAGATGGACACATTCTTCAGATATATTCAGAATCAAAAAGAATAAAAGGTATATTAGCCGATTTATTTAATAATACTTTAGATATAAATACAAACTTACAAATGTGGATTAGAAACACTTGTAAGTACGGTGATAATTTTGTGTACTTGAAATTAGATCCTGAAAAAGGAATTATTGGTGCAGTACAATTACCTAACATAGAAATTGAAAGGTTAGAACGAGGTATGACACCAAAGAGTCCAAATACCCAAGTGAAAACGGATGAAAAAGGTTTAAGGTTTAACTGGAAAGAAAAGAATATGGAGTTTAACACTTTCGAGGTAGCACATTTTAGATTATTGGGTGACGATAGAAAACTTCCATATGGAACTTCAATGCTAGAAAAGGCAAGGAGGATTTGGAAACAACTTGTATTAGCTGAAGATGCAATGTTAATATATAGAACATCAAGAGCACCAGAAAGAAGAGTATTCAAAATATTTGTTGGTAATATGGACGACAAAGATGTTGAACCATACGTACAAAGAGTTGCAAATAAATTTAAGAGAGATCAAATAGTTGATAACAAAACAGGAAATGTTGATTTACGTTTTAATCAAATGGCAGTTGATCAAGATTATTTTATTCCTGTTAGAGATGCAACACAAACAATGCCTATTGAAACATTACAAGGAGCTCAGAACCTATCTGAAATTGCGGATATTGAGTATATTCAAAAGAAACTAGTTACAGCACTTCGTATCCCAAAAGCGTACCTTGGTTTTGAGGAACCAGTAGGTGATGGTAAAAACCTTTCACTATTGGATATTCGTTTTGCAAGAACAATTAATAGAATCCAAAAAAATATGCTTGGTGAACTTAACAAAATAGCAATCATTCATTTGTTCTTGTTGGGTTTTGAAGATGAGTTACAAAATTTTACTTTAGGGCTTAACAACCCATCAAAACAAGCAGATTTGTTAATGGTTGATGTGTGGAAAGAAAAAGTACTACTTTACAAAGATTTGGTTAGTGAAATACCAAACACATTAGCACCAACATCGGCAACTTGGGCTAAAAAACACATTTTTGGGTTCTCTGATGAAGACATTAAAATTGACACACAAAGACAAAGAATGGAAAGAGCTGTTGCCGCAGAACTTGCAAATACTGCAACAATTATTACACATACAGGTATGTTTGATACTATTGATAGATTATACAAAACTGTAAGTGGTTCGACTGAAGCACCACCACCTGAAGGAGGAGGTGAGGCAGGATTAGATATGGGTGGAGGAATGCCACCTGCGGCACCACCAGCAGGACCGCCACCACCAGAACCAGGTGGTTTACCTGAAAGTAAAAAGAAACTTGAGAATTTACTTTTAGAAGGTGACGATATTGATTTTATGTATAAAAACTCATCTTTAGGTGATATTGAAAATGAATTACTAAAAATACTGAAGGATTAATATATTTATATTAAAAAAAGTTATGAAATTTGGATTAATAAAAAGTAAAATAGAAAAATGTCTAACGGAGTCGTATGGACATGACACATTCAAACCAAATATGTTTGTTTTTAAGGAGTTAGTATTAGAAAACAAAAATTTGAGTAAACTATTTTATTTATACGATGAACTTACAACAAAAAAATCGTTGAGTGAATCTATGGCAACAGAATTAATTAATGAGTCAATTGTTTTATATGAGAATACAATCAACAAAATAACAAAAAAACAATTCAATGACTTGAATTTATGGTTATCAGACATCAAAGTAAAAAATAATTATGAAAATTTAGATAATTTATTTTCATCAAATGTACTAACATTAGAAAATAAAATTAAAAGTAAAAAAATTATTTTAGAGAACCTCAAGGAAACCTCATCTGAAATTACAGAAATTTCAGAAAAAATACCTTTAAGTAAATTAGTAAGTGCCGCTAACAAAACAGTTAACGATTATTTAGATACTATAAACGAAAGTGATAAGAAAAAACTAAAAAGTATTTTATCCGAGGACGAGAAAAAACTGAAATTAAAATTTGAAGTGATAAAAGAAAATGTTATTGAGAAATTAGAGGAGATTAAAGAAAGTGAAAATGATAACGAAACATTAACACGAATTAACGAGACATTGAACAAGGTTAGTAGTGAAGAATTTTCACGTATAAACTACTTCAAACTTTATGAATTAAACAAGAATATTTAATTCCCCGAATTTAATTTCTGACGATATGCGGCTTTCTTAAGAATCTGTCTTTTTTGGACAGATTTTTTTGTATACTCTTTTCGTTCATTTAATTTGGAATTTTGACGTGTTTTTATAACCTTACTTTTGAGTTCTTTCAGGGCACGTTCAATATCGTTTTTTTTGACTGTTACAATAAGCATAAATTATTTAGTTAGTTTTTTGTTATATTGATATATATCCCAAATTTACATAAACTTCAATAAAATAAACATGATAGATATGAAAAATTATTATGAAAAAAGGAAAAACCTCCAAAATCAACGGTTTTAGGACATCAAAAGTATTGTATGGTACAGTTGACTCAAAAGAATTCAAATCACTTTACTTAAACATTCAAACATGGGTAGAACCAAAATTAGAAGTAGAAAATTGGACAAGATTAGTTCTTAATATGAATAGAGCAGTTAAACACTCCGTTTATGAAAATTTAGATAAAACATTATTTGATGATAAATTTATTGTTGATTTAGATTTAAGAACAAGTGGTTTACAACTAAAAAAGAAATCTTTTATGAATTTAGAAATAAATCTATTCTTAAATGAAACAATAGATTTCAAATCCACAAAACTAAAAAAATCACTTAAAAATTTAACCAAAGAAATATACTCTGATGTTTTCACGGGAAATGAGTATTTCAAGTTTTATTTGACAAAAAATGGAAATTCAAAACCACAGAAGGTAAAAATAGAAAAAGTTTAATATTTATTATAAAAACTTTTGAAATGAAGATACTAGGACCAAACGATACAGGTAGGGGAATTCTTATTGAATATGACGCAGGATATATTAATCCAAAAACTCACGAAAACCATTTTATAATGGAACAGAAGAACTTTTTAGATCATTCAAAACCATTTGAATTCTACGCTGTTTTACAAAAATACAACACCCCAAATAGGAACGGAAGAGTATATCCAGAAAAGGTATTAAAAAGGGAAGCTGAAAATTATAAAAAAATGATTGACAAAGGAACTTCCCTTTCCGAACTTAACCACCCCGAATCATCTCTTATAGATTTAGATAGAGTATCACACATTATAACTGAAGTATGGTGGGACGGACCTGTTCTTTTAGGTAAGTTAAGGTTACTTACAAGTCCTGGATTTCACGAAAGGGGTATATGTTCCACAAAAGGCGATTTAGCCGCAAACTATTTAAGACAAGGTGTAACACTTGGTATTTCTTCTCGTGGTGTTGGCTCTCTAAAAAAGGTTGGTGAACAAAACGAAGTTCAAGATGATTTTGAATTAATCTGTTTTGACTTGGTATCTTCTCCATCAACTCCTGGTGCTTATCTTTTCAGTGATGAAAATGAAAGAATGAAGTTTGATGAGAATTTAGAAGAGGACAAAAAAATGGCAGTTGAGAGAAATGTTGGTGATAGTGGAAACAAATCACTTGACTTAATGAAACGTTTATCCGATTATTTGGGTAAATAAAAAAATTATGGAACAAGGAGAAAAATATTTTGTAGCAAAAATCACTTCTGATTTATTGGATACTGAATCAGGTAAAGTAAAAAAAGTTAAAGAAGAAAAATTAGTTTTAGGGTATACACCCACGGATGTTGAGGCAAAAGTCACAAAAGTATATGAACACTATACAATGGACTGGAGAATTACATCAATTACCGAAAGTAAAATTGATGAGGTGATAGAATAAAAACAAATAAAATACAAATAAAAAAAGGGAATGACAATAGTTGTTCCCTTTTTTTATGTCCAATAACGAATTTTTTAATAAGATGGTGTATTTATATGAATAAGAAAAAAATTAAATGGCAAGAAAAGAAACAGCTATTGAAGACGCACTATTCCAAATCAAGAATTTGGAGGAAGCTCTTAACAGAAATGCACAAGGAATACTTTCTTCTACAATGAAGGAGGAAATCAGCTCTTTAGTAAAAGAATCTCTTAAAGAACAAGATGAGGTTGACACAGAAACTGAAACGGAAGTGGATGTTGATAATGAGGATGAAACAGGTGCCGAAGAACAAGATACCGAAATGGTAGACACTGAATTAGAAGATGATGAAATGATGGAGCCACCTGTAGAACCTGAAGATGACACAATTGATTTAACCCAAGCTTCTGATGAAGAGGTTTTGAAAGTATTCAAAGCAATGGGTGATAATGACGGTGTTATCGTAAAAAAAGATAATAATATGTTGCATTTATCTGATACAGAAAATAATACAGATTATCTTATCCAACTGGGCGAATCCGAAGAAGAAATGATGGAATTTGACGATATGGACTTTGATGATGAGGAAGAAATGGACTTTGATGATGAGGACATGGATTTTGATGGTATGTCATTTGAGGACGATGACGAAATGGGGTTTGATGATGAGGACGAATTCACCGAGGGTGAAGCGATTCCTACTATTGAACCTGAATTCCAATCTACTATGCAAGAAACAATCTATGAATTAGAACTTGATGATGACATGGGTGGAAATAGAAAAAAAGTTTCTTTCGGACGTGAATCAGAAATGATGGAATTTGACGAAATGAGTTTTGAAGACGATGAGTTAGAATCTGAAATGATGGAAATGTATGATGAATTTGACGACATGGAAATGGATTTTGAAGATGAGGACGAAATGGACTTTGAAGATGAGGACGAAATGTACGAATCTTGGATGAATGAGTCAAAGAAAACCACAAAAGCCAAAGGTATGGGTATGGGTAATGCCTCTAAATTTAAATATGGGAAAACCACTGATTACCCAACACACAAACAAAAGGAAGCTTTTGGTGGTGGTAAAGTTAAAGCTATGGGTACTGGTAAACCTAAATTTGAATATAAGGAGGAAGTTAATTATGATGGATTTGGTAAACATCCAAAAAAACAAGTAAAAAAGATGGAAACCAAAGAAGCATCAAGAACTTTAGGTAACGGTAAAAGATGGGGTAGAAAAGGTTTAGATAAACCAAAAGCAGCACCACGTCATTTAAGAGTTGAAAGTTCAAAAGAACTTGAACTAATGAGAGCAAAAAATGAAGAATACAGAAAAGCTCTTGATTTGTTTAGAACTAAATTAAATGAGGTTGCTATTTTTAATTCTAACCTTGCATACGCAACCAGATTGTTTACCGAACATTCAACAACAAAACAAGAAAAAATCAACATTTTAAGAAGATTTGACAATGTTGATACTTTAAAAGAGTCAAAAAATCTTTATAGAGTGATTAAAAGTGAGTTAGGAACTGAAGGACCGAGTGCCTCGCCAATTAACGAGTCAGTACAAAGAACTGTAGAAAAAACACCTTCAACAGGATCGGCAGTAAACTTGATTGAATCTAAAACTTACGAAAATCCTCAATTCTTAAGAATGAAAGATTTAATGACAAAAATTAAATAAAATAAACTTTTTAAACAACCCGTATATTTATAATATACATAAAATTAAATAAAGCCTAAAAAAATAAAAAAATGGGAGCATTATTAGAATCAGGTCTTGTAGGTAACATTGGGCTTAAGCACCTAAAAGTTATCAAAGAAGACACAATTAACAAATGGGACAGATTAGGGTTCCTTGATGGACTTAAAGGACATCTAAAAGAAAACGTAGCACAGTTGTATGAAAACCAAGCTTCTTTCTTGATTAACGAAGCAACTTCTGAAGGTTCAAACGGAGCTTTTGAAACTGTTGTTTTCCCTATCGTAAGAAGAGTTTTCTCTAAATTGTTAGCTAACGATATCGTATCAGTACAAGCAATGAACTTACCTATCGGTAAATTGTTCTACTTTGTACCTCGTATCCAAGGTTATCAAGATGGATACGGAACAACTTCAGCAGAACACTATCCACCAATTGGATCACCTGAAGCCGCTACAGCAACACCACCACAAAATAATCCAGGACAGGGTTATGGTGATCCATCAGCAACTAACTTTCCTTTTGCTAAAAACCTTTATGACTTGTTCTACGAAGGTGCTGAAGCTGGACTTGATCCTCCAGGATTGTTTGATTATTCTAAAGGACGTTGGTCCGCAATTACATCTGCTGTTGGTGTTGTTAAGTGGTCTAATGGTTATTTAGTTGATGCTGATGCTACAAACGATCCTGCTTACATCGGTGTAACAAGAAAAGTTCTTTTACGTCTTTGTGGTTGGAGTAACGTTCCTGGTGCAGGTAAATTAATCGGTCCTGACGGAAACGAGATTGATAGCGAGTCTTTCTTATCTGATTTGAAAATCCTACGTACTACTAACTTGGGGTTTGGTTCAAATAACGTTTGTCCTATTCCTACGGTAACTACTCCATTGTTGTTTAGAGTTGTAACTCAAAAATACGGAAAAGGAATCGTTCAATATGGTAATTCTTACAAAACAACATTCCCTGATAATGGAAATGGTGGTTCATTTAATAATATTTGTGACGCTGATGGATGTATTTTCCTTGAAGTAGATTTATCTTGCCCTGCTTGTGCTACTTGTGGAAATGATACACTTGATGGTTACACAGGTTCATCTATTTCTGCTATCACTTCAGGAACTTCATTTACTGCTGTTTGGAGAAGATATGAAGAACTTGAGTTTGAAGAAAAAATCGGTGAGGTTTCTTTTGATTTAGAGTCTGTAACAGTTTCTGTATCTGAAAGAAAACTTAGAGCACAATGGTCTCCTGAATTAGCACAAGATGTTGCGGCATTCCACAACATTGATGCTGAGGCTGAATTGACAGCCCTATTGTCAGAGCAAGTTGCCGCTGAAATCGACCGTGAAATTCTTCGTGACTTGAGAAAAGGAGCGGCTTGGAACCTACGTTGGGATTACA